AAATAACACTCGTGGAGATATTATATAAGTCTATATTTGACCCAAAAAACAGCCTACGGTTTGATATATCAAATGTCGAAGTTCCTTCGCACTAGTTTTTTGGGTCTAATATAGACTTATATAATATCTCCACGAGTGTTATTTTAAAACTATAGCGAATGATATTCGATAGATATTTTTTTATTTTTTCTTATAAATTATGTAGTGTATTCATTTTATATTTTTTATAAAATAATGAGAGAAAAAAGAGTAAAAGCGAGAGAGAATACTAGAGATTGAGTAAGTAAGTAAGAAAGGGAATTTATTTATATTTTCTTCCCATTTTGAGGGACTATTTAATAAAAAATATATTTTAATTAAGACTACTTAAGGAAGGTCGCCCACGAGCGAAGCGAGTTTTAAGAACACAATTTTTTCTTAATTTTTTTTAAATTTCGGCCTAACTACATGCTACCTTGATGGCTTCTAATCGTGCTTTTAATTCTTTATTTTGTTTTTTAAGAGTAGCGATAGTTTCTTTTTGCTCTCGTATTATATTGCTTTTTTGATGTGATATTATATCTAATTCTTGGCTGTGCGATACCAAACAATTCCAATCTTCAACTCTTACTTCTACCATTATAGTTATATGATTGATATTATTTTCAAAACTTTAATTCAATTTTAATAATAATAATGATAATAACTATATTCATATCTCTAGCATTAACCTTTGGTATAGGGCTCTACTACGGCTATGTTTTGAAAGAAATACAAGTTCCTGAGTATGAATGTAATTTTACTCTAGTAATATGAATAGTAAAATATATAAAATGATAAAAAAAAAATGAGTAAAAAGTAAAAAATGAAAATTTTGAATTTCAAAATGAAATGTAAAATAATTTTTATGATTTTATATATTTTACTATTTCAAACTTCATCGCAACTACTTTCTTCTTCAGGGAGGTAATTATGTAGGCCTCGGCTGGCTTCAGCTCTACCGTATTCTACCATATCGTGAATAGCTTTAAAAATTGAATTATCTGGAAACTCTATTTTATCAAAGGCACTGTCTAGTTGTCTAAATATAGAATATACTACGCATAGTATTTTAAAGAGGTGATTATGCTGTCGAGCTAATTTTCTTATCTTCTTGTCTTTTTCTTCTAGTATATTTTTATAGTCCTCTGCCAGGTTTTTTATAAATTGTTCGTTGTGTTCTTCAGCCATTTTCAAATATAGTATATATCTAAGAATTAAAATTAATTGGTTCATTTACAATAGGTCTATAAATACTTGGCGCATCGCTTCCGCGATATGTCGGCTAGGACAAGAGTAAAATAATATTTTTTTATTAATGTGTATTTTATAATGATATTTATTACCCATTTTTCTTATAAATCCAACACTTTTACTAGTGTTTTTTGATTGATTGTTATATAAAATTGTGCACCATTCTAGGTTTTCTACCCCATTATCATCTCTAATACGATTTATATGATTGACTTGAGGTAAATTATTTGGATTGTCTAAATAAGTCATAGCTACTAGTCTATGAACTAAATAATTTTTTGTTTTTCCGTTTTTACAAAGAATAACTCTTAAATAACTATCTTTATCTTTACCTGGTTTCAAAAATTTATTACTTTTTACACTAAACACATTACCACTAGTATCAATCCAATAGTCTCCATCATATCCATCAATTTCCATCTTTATATTTCATCAAACAAGTAATTTTTTGATATCAATTTTATAGTATTATACTATATAAATAATGTCGATAAATACTTTTATTTCCATTAACAATCTCGATACCAAGGATGCTTTCAACATTTTAAAAAGAATAAACAGAGTAATGCCTGAATTTTATAACTTAGTAGACCAATCGGTAAATATAACCTTACTAGGAGATACAAACAACATGCTCGTGCTATTAAATAGTAAATATTCATTACTTACTACAATAAATACAATACAATTTATAATTAAACTATTTCAATACTACGAGAAAGAAAGTGAGACATTACTAGAATATCAGGATATCGAGAATGACTTGCTTTCCATTTATGAAAATCCAAAAAGTTATAGTAAAATGACTTTGGGTGAAATAGAAGAATTTATAGAAGCAAAAATAATAGACTTTACCAAACAAGAAACAAGTTATACGAAAACAAGAAACCTACTATTGTTGGCACTATTATGTCAATATCCTTTGAAACTAAATGAACTAGTTAATATAAAATATATATCTTACGAAGGTGCTGAGTTCGAGGAAGTATTCCCGAGTCAATTGGGAATAGTAAAACGCGATAGTGAGTTTTATTTGGTAAGAAATGGAAAGACCATTATAGAACAAAAAGTAGATAAAATAGAATATACACCACTACACCGAGTATTGATGCTTTATTTATCTAGGTTTTCTAGAGGCACTACCCTATTATCAGGGATAGGTGGATGTAAATTAACAAAGAGCAACATATCAAACGGTTTAGTTAATTTTACTAGAAGCGAGTTAGGTTATGCACTGTCAATTCACGACGTTAGAAATTTACATAACTCTACTTCCTAGAAGCATTTACAATCAAAGTGAAAGCAGTTGTAGTTGTGTCGGTTTGTTTTAATCTCCAATATTTTCCAGCTACATTTGGTATATTTATAGAATAATGAACTACTGCTCCTACTAGATTTGTATTTACAAAATATTCACTTGCCTCATACCAAGTAGCATTATCCGCACTTACCTCAACAAAAATAGGGTCACTTGTATTTGTTGAGCTGCCAAAGAAAGTAAGATTTACATACATTATCATATTTGTTGATGACGAAGTAGCTGTGCCATTTGCTGGAGTTGCTAGTGTATCTAAATTATTTAATATAGAATTAAATGTAGGAACTACGTGTAATGCCCCAGAGTCACTAACTTTTAATGCTCTTAATCCAGTTGGAGAAGTGTCTTTTCTACCATAGATACATACTTGTTGAGCTTCGGTTAAGGTATCATCTTCTCCACTTGTTATTTTTGTATTCAAGTCGGCTAATGTTGCTTCTGTTGCTAGACCTACGCCATCTGTATCAATATCTACCATTAATCTTCCTTGGTCGTCTGCCTTTAATGCTCGTAATCCAGATGGCGAAGCGTCTTTTCTACCATAAACTACAGTTTGTAATGCCTCTACTAATGTATCGTCATCTCCTACAGTTAATTTTGTATCAATTGACGATAGAGACCCTTGGGCTACCAAATCACTAGTATCTAAAACAGATTGGTCGCTAGCAATAACAACTGGAAAACTATCCGCCATAAGTTCTTGTCCTTTTTTGAAATCCGCAATTTCTACTTCTACGTCACCAGCATTTGTTATATGAATTGGATGTAATTCTCCAGTTCCAGGGCCTGAGGTCACTTCACCATAAACTAATACCTGTTGGGCTTGACTTAATGTAGTATCATTCCCAGTAGTAATTTTAGTGTCAAGTGAAGTAGTATCTCCTGCTACTGTTAATAGTGTTGCTTCTGTCGCTAATCCTGTTGGATTTTCACTAGATACTAAATTTAAATTGCGACTTACATTATTAATACTCGCATCAAACCCTAAAACATTTATAGTAGTATTCAAAGTATTGATTGCCGCTCCACTATTACTAGAGACTACCAAAAATAAAACTTCTTCACTATCAGCGCCATCACCATTTACAGTTTTATCATTTAACTGTATTTTTCTATTACTAAATGCTGTTTTAGGTTCCGATTCACCATAGAAAACACATTCTTCTCCTATTCCTATAGTATTATCATTATTATAGAGGTAATCTATTTTTGAATGATAAAATGCACCAGCGTCTCCTACCCCAGTTGGTTTTGTATATATATGAATAAATGGTATACTATCAATTCCACTATTTACATTTATAAATGCTTTGAAATATACTGATAGAACTTCTCCTAGTGTTATTATTTCTTGTGTTCCATCAAAATAATATAAATTAAATTTAGTCCCCGCTACTGAATTAGTTAAATTCCATCCTTCTCTATTTTCTGGGTCTTCTTGAACTACGCAAGTAGTATCGGCTTTAACAGCAGTTCCGCCAGCTGAATTCAAAAGAACTTGTGCGAAGCCATTATCAGTATCTACAGAATTACTAGATAAATCCACTTTCAATAATCCAGTATCGGTAAGTGTTATTCCACTTAACTCGTTGCTATCATTTTTACCTAATACAAGCGACATTTATTATTATTATATATATATCTATTATTTTTGTAAAATTGAATTTTACTAAATTGAAAAATTATTAATCAAAAATGAAAACAATAATATATAAACTTTCTTGTAAAAGTCCAGAAATAATAGACTTCTATATTGGTTCTACTAGTAATTTAATAAATAGAATTAGTACACATAAAGCAGATTGTAAAAAAAAAAATACCTTACTTTATACTTGGATAAACACTTATGGTGGCTTTGATAATTGGAAATTTACTATACTAGAAGAATTAGAGTGTGAAACTTATGAAAAACAATTATTAAAAGAAAGAGAGTGGATTGAAAAACAAATGCCAACATTAAATACACAAAAACCTTTTAGATTTGAAAATGAAAAGAAAGAATACCAAAAAAAATATATGGAACAAAATAAACATAAATACTATGGAAAATATATGGAAAAAACTAGAGAATATAATAATACAAAAGTAGTTTGTGAATTATGTGGCGAAACTATGAATAGAACTAGTTTAGGTCGTCATAAAACAAGAAAACATACAATAATTATTTAGTTCCATACATTTTCTTAGCTATTGCTTTGTTATTGAAAAATACTAGTGAATATCTTGTTCCTTGAAAGGGTTTTACCCAGTGATAAAACTTAGCTCCATTAAATTGAAATATAGAATTTTTATTATCTACAATAGCGTCGCTTCCATCTGCTTGGAAACCTTCTACAACTAGTTCCCCACCTTCGTAATCGCCTAAACATAATAAAATGCTTTCACCTACATTCGTGCTATCAATATGTCTAGGTATTTTGAAATTCTTATTCATTTGAACACTAGTATAGTTGAATTCTGGAAAATACAAATCTTGAAACTCCTTGAATACATTTTCTAGATGTGGGTAATCGTCCATTACTTTCGTCTTGTATAATCCTGGATAAGGACTAGAAGTTCTATAAACCATATTACCTTCTGGGTCTCTTTTAAGATAGCCTTTCCAAGTATATCCATAATTCATCGAGCCCATATTCCCATCGTTTTTGTGTCTTATCATATTCTGGCGTTCTGTTCCAGAATAGAATTTTACTTCTTCTAATATTGAATACATAATGCCGACATCGGCGTGAAACATTCCAGTAAAATATAATTGGGTCATGCTAGTATAGTAGTAAAATAGAAAAAAAATGCTTTCATTTTCTAAACTTTCCTGTTGTTCCACTAATGTGTGGTATTTCTGTTGCTACACTTTCTGGTATTACCTCAATCAAACCCTTAAAAACTAGTTGGGAAAAAAACCTATCACTAAAAATTGGTCTTTTTTTCTTATCACATTCTTCTTTTAATGTTTCCAAAAAACTTGATGGAAAATATAATAAAAAGTTTCCCACTATATAATCTTTCAAACGCTTTTTATATCCCAACCAATATGGTTTAGTAATATCATAATTTTCCTTAAAATATTGTGGAGTAAAATGTGGTTCTATAATTACATCACCTTCAGCAATAAAAAACCCTTTGAAATCGTCTTTGTATTTTATAAATCTAGGTAATGTAAGTTCCTTAAAATGTTTGAATGGTGCGTGTCCCATTCTAATATATCCCTCTGGAACTGGTGCATTTTTGTTTTTCCATACTTTATATTTATCTGGTGTAAGTGGTAAAACATTCCAACCTAGAGTATTTTTGTTAATCAAACATAATGGAAGATAATTTGGAGTAGGTTCATAAGTAATAATATATAGTGGAAATTCCATTAGTAATATTAAACTACAAAAAAAAAAAAAATTATCTTCTAATTTGTCTAATCTTTTTATCGTTTTTGAATAATTCACCTAAATTAAAATCTCGCTGTGTAGCAAACCACTTGATAAATTCGGATAGTGCTTCTTTATCTGTTTCTTTATGGATTGAAAACTCTACTATTTCGTCTCGCTTTTTGAATTTACATTTATAATTTTCCTTTGTTTCTTTTTGTTCCGCTTCCGCTTCTGGCTTCTCCGCTTCATCTCCTATTTCTTTTATCGCATCTAATAACTCTTGTTTCTTCATCTTGTAATAATTCTTAATACCTAGACTTTTTGCCTTTTCTTTTAATTCTAATACTTTCATTCTCTTTTCTACTACTATTATCTTTAGAAAATATATCCTCGATATTTTTAAGTTTTACTTTTTCCATACTTTTTATTTTGTTTTTGAAAGGCATACTAGGCATAGCCTTTTGGACTGCCTTATAGTCATCTACAGATGTCTTCTGTTCTAGTCGCTTTACTAATTTTTTTTTCATATCTAATAACTTGTTTTATTTTTATCGCACATACAAGTTTTAATACAAAATGAAATAGCCATATTGGAAACTGTGTAGTTTGGTTGCCTATCGTTGAGAAAGTCCTTTAATTTAAATGTGATGCTATTTATCTGTTGTTCGTTATTCATAAGGTCGTGGACTACAGGAACATGTGGCTCTCTAACTCTTACGGCGACTGTTGGAAGTGCCGCTGGATCATTTGCGTTTTGTTCTGCTTGTTCGCTAGGTGGAACAGAAAGAATAATAGGTAATTCTACCGCTGGGGCATTAGAGGGAGTTTCTGTTATATAATTAGTAAATTGTCTAATAGGTAAATCACACTGGATATCAAATCCAGCACCAAGATAATCGGCATCAGGAGTATATTCAATACTAGCCCAATAAACAACAAGTTCGCTATTGGCTGGAATTGTAACAGGTTGCTGGAAGGCTACTCTAGCCTCATTACTGGATACATCGAGTTTTAACACAAAATTCTGTTTCATACTTTCTATATTATTAGAAATATAAATAAAAAATAAATTATAATAGAAAAAATTGAATTACATAGTTGTTGCCATAAGTGCTTTAGGGTCTATGGCTGTTGATACTGGTGTATCTGCTCCAGCCTCCTGTCCTGTTTCTTCGACATCTTTTTTCTTATGTCCTAGACCTTCAAATAGTCCTACAAGTGAGGTAATTACACCAGCAACTTCGCCTACTGGACCAAGTGCGTCTAAAACGGCACTAGCAGTATCTAAACCAGCTGATACAGCGTCGCCACCAAGTCCAGCTAATTTACTAGCCGCTTGGGTTGCTGTATCGGCATTATTAACAACTAGAGAACTTGTGCCCTTACCTAATGTTTCGGCTGCTGTTCTGCCTAATGTTTCTCCAACACTTCCAGCCTCTTCGGCACCAGCATCGCCTACTTCATCTGCTAAACTTGCTACTTGTCTCCCACCTTCTTCATCGGGTGTTCCTACATTTTTCGCTAAGTCGCCACTTGGCTGCCCTGATGGTCGTTCAGGGAATTCACCTTTAGTAGCAGCATCTACGGCTTGTTGTCTTCCTACATTTTGTCCAAAAGTAGTATCGGCTTCACCACCTCCACCTCCCGACTCGGGTGCTTCTGTTTGTTCTGGTTGAACTGGTTCAGTATCTCCACTTGCTTGTCCTGCCTGTGGTGCATCTTCAGTAGTATGGGCTTCTGGGTCTGTTGTTTCGGCATCTCCTACCTGTGGTCTAGAACTTTGTGTACCACCACTTTCACTTGAGCCTTCAGGTAAGTCTATTTTAATATCATCGCCAGGCTCTTCTCCACTACCTTGAATTGCTTGGGCTGCCTGTTTGGCTGCTCTTACCTTTTTGATAACCTTTCGGCCGAGATGATACGCCCCTCCAAGGGCAACTAAGTCGCCACCAGCACCTTCAACACTATCTTTGACGTGCTGGAATTTCTCTTCGAGGTCGTTGGCTTTTCTATCAACATTAGCGGTTGCTATATCGTTAGCGTGTGATAAATTATTAGTAATACTTTGCGAATGCTGTTGTAATATTTCTTGTAGAGAACTCATAGTTATATAATACTACAACAGAATAAAAAATAAATAAAAATATAATTATCATATTTCTACAACTTCTTCTTGTATACCTAGTCTTCCCTTTGCTACTTCAAAAATCTTTGGGTCTAATTCATATCCTATAAAGTTTCTATTAAGGTTCTTACAAGCTACACCAGTAGAACCACTACCCATAGTAGGGTCTAAAATTGTATCGCCTTCATCACTCCAGTATTTTAAGAAGAACTCTAGTATGTCTAATGGTTTCTCTGTTTGGTGATGTCTTTTACCTATGAATACCTTTTCACTATCAAATACACTACCAGGTTGTCTTGGTGTATAACCTGGATTTTCTTTTAAATATTGTCTATTACCATCCTTACTGGCAAATCCTTCACCCATTTTCCAACCTTTTTTACTATATATGGTATCATTTTCTTCTTCTTCTACTACACTCGATGGTAATTTTGGGTCAAAATTTAATGAAAAACCACTTTCTTTTATTGAAACACCTTTATTATCATAAACTAATCCATTCTTTCCGTTTTCTTTTTTTGCTGGAAATGTTTTAATTCTTTTATGGTATTTATCTCTATTATACTTGGGTGCTTGTTCGTAGAAGAAATACACCATCTCGTGATTTCTCATAGGTCTATGTCTGCTTTGTAGTCCGCCAGTCTTATTGCGTTTCTTCCAAACCAAATCCATTTTAAAACCCTTCTCCCAACTCTTTATAATAGTGTATCCAAACTTAGTAGAACAAAAATGGATACATGCCACTCTTTTACTCTTTCGCAGTCGACGAAACTCCGCCCAAAACTCGTCCAAGTCTATAATACTATCCCACTTACAATTAGTCTCTCCATAGGGTAAATCACATATAAATAGGTCAATACTCTTGTCTGGAAGTGTTTTCATCAATTCCAAGCAATTACCATTAAAAATAGAAGTAGTCATTAGTAATATTACACTAGATATTATTCTTCAGTTTCTACAATTTCTTCTGGTTCTTTTTCTTCTTGGTCTTGTTTTTTACTCCAAACTATCTCGTCAAAATTGCGTCTAGTTTCTAAGTCATTTACATTCATAAAACATATATCAAATGGTTCCTTTTTACACTTTCTATAGTTTTCTAGCCACGCTTTTGTATTTCCATTTGGAGCCATAAAATCGTATGCGTCTGCTATTTTTTTAAGTTCGCTCTCGCTCATCTCACCTGCGATAATAATTCCCATACTCATCGTGCGTGTAATCGGGGTGAGGAATTTGAAATATTGTAACGTTAGAATAATACTCAACATACCTTCTTGGCCTGTATGCTGGTTTTTTATATGTCTATATCTCGTAACAAGACTAGAGAACCCATCTACTTTTCCACTTTTATTCTGCTTAAAATTAGAAGTAATTGCGTCATCTAATACAAGTAAATATCTATCACCATTCTCGTCGTTTTCTACCATATCTACTATTTCTTCTAATAAATGTTCGCTATATTCTTCAAAAACAAACTGGAAGTGTTCTATTATATGAGCCATCGCAGGATCGGAACGAGCAGTAGGACTAATTAAAATTTTTATTTGGAAGTCATCTCCATAGAAACGAGGTGAAAGAGTTAATGAGTTCAATAATGTAGATTTCCCAGCCTTGACTCGACCAAGTATGGTAAGAAAGAAAGGTATTGGTAATAGAGGGTATTTATCTACCACATTAAGGTGGCTTTCATCAATTTTTACTGGATATACTGTTAGGTCTTTTGACATTATACTAATAATATAAATAGAGAATTATTTTTTTAATAACGAAACAACTTGACCTACTTTATTGCGTAGGTGTTCGTCGCCTTTTAAAATATCGGCTTTAGTAATATATTTACTTAGGATACTATCCAATTTATCAAACTGCTCTTCGTCATCACAATTGCCTAGACAAGTATACTTCAATTCATTAAATTCATCAATCTTTTTATTATCTACTTTATCTTTTTCGGCTTTACGCATCTTTATTCGTTCTCTAGCCTTCTCTTGTGCTGTTTTCTTCTGGCGTTTGGCTTTCAATTGTTCGGTTGCTTCTTTTTCGGCTTTTACTATTTGCTCTCTTTCTACTTTAATACTAGTCTTTTTTGTTCCACTTTGTTCTTTTAATAGTTCTTGTCTCATCTGTTCCATCTTTTTTGCTTCTCTAGTAGCCTTTGCTTTGGCTCGTCCGCGTTGCAGTGCATCTTTTTGGGCGTCTGTTAAAACACGTTTAGGTTTGGGTTTCTTTTCAAATACTTCTTCTTCATTATAGGCTTTAGGGGGTTCTTGGCTATCGTCAATATTCTTCTCAACGACATCTATAGAAACATTCGCATCATTTTTAAAATTATAATACTCAGCCATTTATTTTTATATAATTAAATTAGATAATAATATGGATATTTTAACATTTTCAGTAGGAATTGCTGTGGGATTTTTACTTGGACTAGTAATAGGTAAATGCCTAAGCATGATAGGTTGTGTCTAGGAAAAATGAATAATTATATTTGCGTCTTTCTTCAAAGGAACAGGTAATCTATCTATTGAAATAATAATAGGATGTAGCGTCTTAGGCACTTTCATATAGATATTCTTTACTAGTTCTTTATTAGTATCAAAGTCTATACATATTTTTTTTATACTATTATAATTCTTTTCTAGTGTTTTGTTTTCTCTTTTATATGAAACCTTATAAATGTAATCCATTTAATTATAATATATAGTTCGATAAAAATAATGTAATTCTAATGTATACTAATATGGGTTATTGCTATTTGTGCGACAAAGAATGGACTGGATACTGGGGAGAATACTTCTGTGCCGACTGTGAAAACCTAAAAAAAATAGTCTTGGTAGTTGGTTCTAAAAGAATAACAGATAATATAAAATGGTCTACAAACAAGGTAGTGTTTGAAAGAGAGGAAAAGAAAGAAAGTAGTTGCGATGGTTATAACACACGTAGTAAGACTAGATAAGTCTTAGTGTACTAATACTAGTAATAATATATAATTGTTAAAATTTAATAATATAAATATAATGAATAAAAAAAAATAAATATTCTATATGAAAAAGTTTCCTACGCGACGCACCCCCTTCCATAAAATTTTAACGCGCCGCGTTAAAAAAAAAGAGATAGGGGTCACTATTTTTTTGAAAACTTTGTGGAATAAATCTTTTTTTTTTCCATTTTGATAAGGAAAATAATTCATTAATACAACTGTTTTGCTACATAAGTAGAAGAAAAACGGGTTTGCGAAATTTTGCGGCAGTTCATCTATTTTTCGCAAAACTCCTGTTAAAATATAACAATCATTCTTTTTTCATTCTTTTTTCATTCTTTTTTTAAATAGTATAACAAAACCAATATTCTTTTTGCGGTTCATTTGCTTCATAATATTAACAAAAAAATTATTCTTTTTGCGGTTCATTTGCGGTTCATAGAGCTCTTTTGCGGTTCATCAGGCATTCTTTTTTTTTCGCAAAACTATTTATTTAATTTTCCCGCAATTAAATGTTAAATTAAAACAATTCAATTTTATATGTTTTTAATAAATGTTATAATTCAACGCATATACTAGTATTTTTTCATTTTTTTTCCTATTAATTAAAAAGTTGCGGTTTTTTTAAATGCTATTTTGCGTTTATTTAAAGAAATTTTCTTGTTAAATATTAACAACAAAATGATTGAAATTATACAGGTATGGGATTTATTTACTACTCAAAACTTTGACTTTGAATTTATGGAAATGGAAAAACTAGATTGCTTTAAGAAGATACAAGATGAATACGAATATATCTTTAGAGAAAGCGAAAAAAAAGGAAGGTGTAATGATGCTTCTGTAGGTGGATTTGACTGTTATCAACGAGTAAATAAGTGTCTCAGTTGGGATTGTCCCAGTAGAAAAGATATACAATTCACTAATGATAGTCAATATGAAGCATTTATAGAATACTTACGAAAAGGTATAGAAGAACTAAATAAAAGAGTAATTGCTGAATTAACTAGAGGTTTTAAATTACAGAAACAAGCAAAAAATTCTAGAGATGCTTTGGAAGCAAAACAAAAGACTTGTAAATTTATATGCGAAGTTTGTGATATACCTTGCTATACAAATAGTTCTATTGCTTGGGAAGCTCATATTACTACTGCCTCTCATATCAAAAAAATAGGCGGAGATCCCAGACAATACACCTGCGACGCATGTGGACAAGAATTTGAAAATACTAAAATACGCAATCGCCACGTAGATGCTCTTAAGTGTTTTCAGTCTAGAACCTGTAAAGACTGTGGAACTTGTCTATCCACTAAACAAAGATACGAAGGACATTTCATTAATGGAATATGTAATAATATCATAAAAGAAGCAATATCATCGGGCCAATTAGATAAATTAAAATGTAGTAACCTATTATCGTAATGACTATTTCTCTTTTATATCTTGCTAAACCAACTTATGGTGGTTGGGTATCATTTACCTCACACTTATCTTTAAAATATAAGTATAATATTCTTAAATTAGGAAGTCGCACCGAAAACAGAGAAAGAGACTTTGGTTATGGTGCTACATACCGTAATGTATCTATGGATTTTCTTATGGAAATACCTAGTAGTGATATTTTAATAACTGCTGTTGATAAACACTATCGAGAAGCGGTTGACCTTTTATATGGTGCGTCTTTAGTAATTCATGACCCTACTGAATTTAAATTGAATATACCTTATGATTTCTATAATATAATAACAATACGACAAAAAGTGCACAAAACTTTAATGAATAATGGAGTTTTGAATACTTTTAAGAAACATCCATTTTATTGTTTTCCTAAATTAAATAAAAAAAAATCTACTGCTGTATCTATTAGTAGAATAGACTTTGATAAGAATACAGATATAATACTAGAAGCCAATAAATTATTATCGGAACCTATTGATATATATGGGAAACAAAATGAATTATATGTCTATCACAAACTGGAAAAACTTGGATTCAAAGACCATTATAAGGGGCGTTTTGCTAAAACGTTTGAGGCACTCAATACGATACTCGCAGAAGCGGAATTTATGGTTGATATGTCTTCTATCAAGGGAGATGGAGGTGGCACACAATACACCTTCTTGGAAGCCATATATATGGGTTGTGTTCTTGTTCTTAATAGTAAATGGACTAATGTAGAATATTCAATTTTTAATAATAATAATAGTATTATTGTAGATGACGCAGAAACTCTAGTATCTACTCTTGAAAACTCAAAAAAAATAGAAAATAAATATAAATTAAAGGGAATAATAGATAATTCAAAAATACTACTTCAGGCATTTATTTTAGAAACAGATTGGAGAGAAGAGTGTATAGGCTTTCATTAGGATATGAACCATTCAGGTCTAATCTATACTTATGAGTAGCTAAGTTTCTCCATAAATGTATAGTTATACAATCTAAAAATTGATGCTGGTTCCAAGGCACTCCATACTTTTCTTTGAAATTACTAGGGTTTGAATAGAATAAATCTTTCGCATACCACCAATCAACAGGACAAAAATACTTTGGCTGCCATACATAAGTTTCATAACCCCATTTTTTTATCATATCACGAAGAACACGCATGTAGCGTATTTTATCTTTGTTTTTACCTTTTACCTGGATACTTTCGCATTTTTCAATCAATTGCTTATAAAATGCACTACCAATAGGTGCTTTTAAAAATCCTATATTTGCTACGTATTCTGCTTCCAGTTTATACGCTCCTTTCTGTATTGTTCTTTCACTAGAGAATATGAATGGTGTGTCTATAATATCAATCATATTTGATACACAAACCATATCCATATCAACCCATATTCCACCTTTCTTATATAATAATTTATACCGCCATATATCACTAAAGGGTAAATACTGGTCTTTTAACTGGAATACTTCACTACTTGGCATTATCTCATTCGCATCTAGCACAATTGTTCCGTCTGGTATATTTTCTATAGGCTCATAAGTATATAAATGAAATTCATGCTGGTGTTTTAAAAAACTCTTGATACACATTATTTCCATATTAGTCATTTGACCTATCCATAAACTTTGAACTATCATCGCTCTTTATAAGTCCCATAGATTTTTTTCCCCGTAAATTTACAAAATTGACTTTCATTTTTGAGGCATACAGTAGGCACAACCCTAATATGCTAATCGACCATATGACACTCGCTAAGAAAATAGAATATAAAAAGTATGTATATTACCAATTTTTAAAACAACATTTTTCAATTGAAAATTTAGATATGGACCTTATTGACTGTGAAGATGGATTTAAATTTTCATATAATTCAAATGGATACTATTGGGGTGAATATCCTAGAGCAATACATTTTGAACAAGAATTTAGTTATACAATTGATAAAAGTAAAAAAAATAAATATTGCGACTATTATGACCCTTTCTTCCAAGTTATGTTAATAGCTTTTTAATAAGCAGCTTACATAGTCTTAACTAGTGTTTCGCTGTTAAATGCTGAAACATTCTTAACATAAGACTGTTGAATTTCTGGAACACTTCTACGTGAGACTGGTAGAACAGCGTCGCCACTATTGACACCTGAGCGAATGAGAATGTCGTAGTCTGCTGACCCTGAGTAGTTGCTTACAAGTCCCATATGATGGGTATAGTCTAATCCAACACCTAAGGCGTTTGCCTCGCAGAGGTTTCCTACACCACTATCCTGTGAGGTTCCATCAGTAGCTCTATCGGCATAATCGGCGTCTATCTGTCCTTTGCCTACTGAGAGGGAACAGACTGTTTTGTCGGCGAGGTCGCCATTCAATAAGGCTCTCTGCCAGAAGGCACGAACCTCACTATCACCCTGTGCTAATCCCTTGTTGCCGTATGTGTTGGCTGTTACTGAACCAGCCCCACTCTGTTTTGTTTTTGTAAGAAGATTGGGGACTACTTCAACTACAAAGTCCTGTGGCTGTCTAATGTTGTTCTTGTTCTGCTGGTAATTTTCTAAACCAAGTGGGTTGCGGAAGTTTGTCTGGTTAGCAGACCTGTTGTTTTCCTGCGATTGGTCAATAAACATATTAACCATACTTCTAACAGCATTTACGTTTGGTGTGTATTTACTGTTGTTTGTAGATGAATTGACTTCGTTAATAAGGTTGAATCGGTCATTTAATACAAAGTTAGGGTTGTATCCAGCGAGGTCCTTTGGTGTTGGAACCATAAGGCGACCCTGAAGTCTAAGGTTTTTGACTATGTAGAATGAACCTGTAAGAACATCGGCATCAGTCTGGTTAGTTCCCATATCACGGAAACGGTCGCTATAGAAACCATTTTCGTTATTGAGTTCTAAGTTAATAAGAAGACCTCCTAAGTAAGACTGTCCTAAATGGAGAGGCTGTGTGTTGTTAAGTAGTGCTGTATCGAGTTTGAATGAGAATGGAACACCATAATTTGGGTCTTCCTGTCCTACTAAGTTAGACATTTGACCTGCTGCTCCAGTAGTTGCATTGTCCATAGTTGTTGCGTGTCTATTGGCGTGTGTGGCGTCTGTGCCTGAGGCGCATGCTCGGATAAGAGGTGAAATAAGGTAGTCCTGCTTGTTGTTGGTCCAGGCTTTTCTAGCGGCGTTATACATAGGGTAGTTCCTATGTTCGCTGATATTGACTGAAGTTTTCTTAGACTGTATGAAAATCTTTTTAACCATACTTTCTAAACCATTCCAGTTTGAAATATTCTGGTTTGAAACTGCCTGTAATCCAGTTCCATTATTGGCTGAGTATTCGGCTTTAGTTGTAGCGGCTGCGGCTTTAAGAGTGAGTGGTGTGCCATCGCTCTTAACGTGGATAACCTGACCTGTTAAGTATAAGTCGCTTGTATCTAAAAGTCTATCCTGTGATGAAATGGCAAACTTAATGTTGCCATTACCATTTTTGTTTGAGAAACCCCCAGAAAGGGCATTAGCAGCACTTTTAACTGATTGGTCGTTTAATGGAGGAATGGAAAAGTAAACTCTAGAACTTGGCATTTTATTATATACTACTACAAGAATATTATTTTAGAAAAAAAAAAAATTAAAATTGACTTGAATACTCAAACTCTATTATTAATAAAAAAAAATGGAAATTGAAGGCTACCCGAATTATCTAATATACCCTGATGGACGTGTATTTAGTAAAAAAAGAAATATATTTTTGAAACTAGGTTATTGTAATGGATATCATAGTATAATGCTTTTTAATAATAAAAATAAACAAAAATATACCGTTCATAGACTAGTTGCTATACATTATATTCCTAATCTAAATAATTTACCTTTTGTTAATCATAAAAATGGAATAAGAGACGATAATAGAGTTGAAAACTTAGAATGGTGTACTTGTTCTTATAATAATCAATCAATTAATTGTATAAATAAAAATTTAGGTTGTATAAATTACAAAAAAAGTAGAAATAGATGGCGATTTATAATAAGTATAAATAAAAAAAATTATGAATGGAGTTTCCCAACAAAAGAAGAAGCGGAGTGCCAGCGTATCTTAATGAAGAGCATGCTAGAAGGATGATTGGTGCTATTGCTATTGCTATATAGCCCACACCAAAATAAACTTATATTTTTTCTTTAAGTATCTAATTTAAACTTATAATTCGACTTCGATGTTGCCATCGCCACCTATGTCGACGACTTTCTTAGACCAAATGAATGTATTTATTTGAAAAGGGTCGGTTCTTGTAGGTGTGTTTGCGAAACCAAGTCTAATCTGTCCTTCGGCTTCCTTGAGGTCGTAATAGAAAGGACGTTTGGCTAACTGTCTTGAAATTAAGAAAGTGTTTGTATAGTCAGCCATATTAGCTCCATCGTCATTTCCTAAATCCTGGGCTTCTCTTGAAACACTATCGAAAGCCTTAACAGTTTCATTCATAGCGACTACCTTTTCGTTAAGAAGTCTAGGGTTGTATGAGCGGACTGGTGCTAACCTGTTGTTAAGGAAATACTGGACGCTATTGAGGTCTGTAAGTGTGGGAGTTGCTCCAGTAAAATAACTTGAGTGGTTGTCGCTTTCATACTGAGATGTATTACTAAAACTACTCATAATACAAACTGCTTTAGTTGCTACTGAGTTAAGTTCTACCTGATGACGAGTAGCACTTGCGAGAAGTGTGCTAGTGTGGTAGTCGTATGATGTAAATTCATATTTAAATCCATTTCCTAATCTACCTATAACATCCTGGGGAGGTGCTATGCTTAATACTCTAAACTGTGGGCGGACTAAACATTTTCTAGTTTCTCCACGAAGTCTAACAACTATATTAGTTGCTGTATCTGGGACACCAGCTGAAGTTCCTACTGAAGTAAATGTAATTTCTAATTTACCAGCGTTAATGGCTAATCCTGAGACTACGGCATCTGTAATATCTGGGAAACCTGACATTCCAACCCTAATCTGGTTTCCAATTGCTAAACCACAGTCTTCTACACTATCAAAGTCTAATGTAGATGGAATAGTAAGTAATGCTCCCCCACTTGTGTTATCTGCCATAGCAATACCATTAGTGCTTGATGGACCAATATCATATTCAGTAAGGTCGCCTGCTACTGCTTTGAAATAATGGAGTGCGATATTTGGGTTTTCTAGTGTCATTTCGAGTCGGAGACCTCCACCAAGAGCCATTACAGGGCATAATTTATCATCGTCCCACCAACGGAAAACACCACTCTTAAGTGGAGTAGTAAAACGACGGAAATTGTAATAGTGTGTGCCATCAGTCTTGATTGGTGAAATAACGGCATCTGGAGTAGCTGTTGTTGCTGTAACTGGAGTGGAACCAGCGTTGAAAGCATAGACATCACTACCACAACCTTCTAATGTCTGGAGATTGGTTTTATCCTCATATAAATACTGGTGGTTAATTGAAGACCACTGGTTATAGTTCTGTAAGGTCTCTAAATGAGTTCCTGTTCCTAATGAGTAGATATCAATACGAGAAATTACAGCATCGGCACCTGCGGTCTGGTCTAAGTGAAGACGCTTGTTATCGCTTGAAGTATTACAGATATCTAAGGCTAAGTGGGACTGACGACCTGATACCATACCAAGATTGGGTGGTAATTCAAAAATTACCTTTTGTCCCTGCTGGCAGTCGAACTCTGTTCCATTAGTTGGAACAAGTGAAATCATTTTAGAAGATGCTTGAGTATTAGACATAGTTATTGATAATATGTAGTTAGAAAATAATTTTAAAATATTTTTCTACCATATATTAAAAGATATGCCTTTCAATAATTCTACTAATTCACAACAATTTATACCAAGTGCTAGTATAGTAGGCGTGTTTCCTACTGTAGGTTGGCAATCCCACTTAACTGACTATCTACCATACTCTTCGCTCTCAATTTCCTTAAGAGCGACAAAAAACTCTACAATAAATTTATATTCTTATCCTGATAATATCGACGCTCACGCTAAACTAGTGTTTTCTAAAACTATTACTGCTGATACTAATTTCTTTAAAAGGTTTTCAATTGAAGGTGTATTTTTTTCAGTAGAAGTAATAAATGAAGAAGCAACAGAGGGAACAATACGACTCGCTACATTAGGCTCTAATCTTAATCAATATGATAGTGCTACTCTATTAAACTCTGTAATTGATATTGATACTAATACTTCTTTACATAGAGTAGCTAATGACTTTAATACAGATATGGTAAGAGGGCTACACCAGGGTTTTACTAAGGTAAATATCCAAGCCATTTTAAACCAAACTGCACCATCAACAATTAGAACACTAGGTTGCCAAGACTATCAATTTAATGAAAATGTTAGTGCTGATTTGTATATTTATCATCCTAATGCTAATGATGATATTGCTGGAACTGGTGCTAGAACTGTAAGGATAATATACGTAGATGCTAGTGATACAATTCAAACTTTAGACTATACTATTACTGGGGGTGGAGGTTCTGTATTTCCTCTAGGTATCTCAGGTAAAATGGTTCATAGGGCTTTTGTTCTTACTAGTGGCTCTACTAATTCTAATGTAGGACAGATAACAATTACTAATATTACGAGCACAGTTATATATGCTAGCATAGAGCCAACTGAAAATACGAGTCATGTTGGTCTTTACCTAGTTCCAAGTAATAGTGAATTGATAGTAAGCGATGTTAATATAGTTGCTACTGGAATGAGTGGAATGCTTAGAATAAATGAAAGGGACTATACAAATAGTCAATTATATTCAGTTGGCGATTTCCCAATTGATAGTAAGGCTCATAATTACACCTATAATATAAATGGTATATTCCCTGCTGGTAATGCCGTCCAAATAGACTTTATCCCAGATGCTGGTGCACCAACAGTAAAAACAATTATAAATGTAATGGTGAATGGTATTCTATCTCCAATTAAAAATTCATTTTAATTAACTCTTTTTCTCAAAATTATTTTCTTGTTATATATTAACAAAAATGAATAAAATTAGTATCTATAAGATAAGTAGCCCAACTTGCGAACAAGTCTATGTAGGTTCTACAAAAAACTCAATTATAGAACGTTTCTGGTATCATAAATCGAATTATAAAAAATATTGCGAGGGTCGTAATAGTTATTGTTCTAGTTATGAGATAATAGACAAAGACTATGAAAATGTAAAAATAGAATTGATAGAAGAATGTTCTACTGAGAATAGAAAAGATAGAGAAAGGTATTGGATAAGAAATTTAGATACAATAAATATTAAAAAATTAAAAACAAAAGAAGAGCGAAACGCTCACTATAGACAAAAGAGACTTCAAAAGAAACTTAATCCTCCTTCTTAGGTGGAGGTGGAGGTTTTGTTTGTTCTTCTCTAGCCTTTCTTTCTTGTCTTCTTCTAAGTTCTTGTGCTACCAAAGACCCTTGTGTTGCTTCTGCTGGTAAAAGTTCTCTACCGAATCTGGCTGTTTCTCTAGTTTTTCTTGCTACGCTTTCTCTTTCTTTAGGTGTAAGAACTCTACCGAATCTGGCTCTTTCTTTTCTTTCTATTTCTTCTTTAGTTTCTGGTCTTGCTCCATCACCAGACTTACCCTCTCTCAAAGTTCTAATTCTTTCAGCGGTTTCAGCTATTTCTTGTCTATCTTTTTCTGGTAATTTATCCAAGAAAGCATTTTTCTCTTCAGGAGTTCTTAATTTATTAAGTGCCGATGCCTGTTTGGCTATATCTATTCTTCTTTTCGATGCCGTCCTTTTATCTTCGTTTTCGCTATGAGTGGAAGGTGTTGGTTCTCCAGTTGTATTGTATTGCTGGAATGTAGGAAGTGTTGGGAGTGCACCTTGTTTTATTTGCTGGGCTGTAGTGTTTTGTAGAGAACTTGCTACAGCCTGTTCCTGGGCGTTGTTTTCTAGTGATGCTAATAAAACAGTCTGTTTAGGTTGTGGAAGAGTTATTGCTAGTAAGAAAGCACTATTAGGCTCTAATTCAATATTAGTAAGGTCTGGATTTGTTATTTTAATTGTAATGGACTTTACTACCTGGGGGTTGCTAATAGTGTGAGATAATACATTTCTATCTTGTATATAATCAGTATTTTGTAAGTTAGACTTAGGTATAATATCTAGTAATCCTAAGAAACTACCGCTTTTAACAATATCAGTAGGCTCAACTAAGTCGCTTACAACGAGCATGTAGCCGTTGTTTGATAATACAGGTAATCTACTCGCACTTACTGGGATACCTTCAGTAATAACTGGAACCATTACAGCCCCATAATAAAATGAGCCCTTGTAAGCCCCAGTAGTAGAGCCGAATGTATTAGAAATCTTTTTATTATTGTTATAAATATCGTATGGAACATTTACGTCGATAGTATTAAACGCTTGTATTCCTGATATTGCTGATGGAAGACCAGTAATAGTTTCTTTATTTGTTGTATTACCTGTTCCACTATGGGCTTGTCCGTTAACAAGGGTAGATGCTGTTGTTAATGCGGAAACATCGAGACGCTCATTAGTAGTAAAACCTTCTAATTTAACTTGTGAAACTTCATCTCTAGTTGCCTTATTTGGATAATATTGGCTTTCAAAATATTCATCGTTTTGGATATCATCATAAGTAAAACCTAATCTATACCAAAGTGTATTTTCCCACGCTTCTTTAGCCTTTTGTTTAGAAGCGAACCATTCATCATAGGTTCTTAATTTATCAATTTTTTCAACGACACTACTAGGTAAGGCTGTTCTAAGGTCGTCTCTTTGACCTAAAATAGGAGGTGGTGTTCCATTACTTTCGGCTAAACAAGTTTTATAAGCCCAATTCAATACCATAAACCCACTAGTTCTTCGCATAGGTTGTGAAAGAGTTTTATACCAACCTCTTCCTATAGGGTCGGCTGCCCCAGTTCTTCCTGTTGGAAATTCATTTACTCTATTAGCGTCGGCTGTTCCAGCCAGTCTTTTTATATAGGCACATTCTTGACCTGCGTTTTCTTGTTTGTTTCCAAAATAATCATAAGTGGGAATATATCTAGGTGTATGGGTATTATCTATTTGGAACTCTCCATCAACATTAACAGTTAATCTGAAATCTGTAGCACCAACTGCTAAACCATTATTAAATGGATTGTATGATAAAAAGCCAGTTTGTAGTGCGTCTGCTGTGCTACCTGGGATATATGGAATATTAAAACCTTGAAACCAATTTGGATTTGTTGAGGTTTTAACACAAACATTATTAACATTATAAGGTGCTGGAACATTAGCACCTAAATAACCTTGAATAGCGTTTTTTCTAATTTCACTAGCGAAACTAGGATGAACTGCTACACCTGCTATTCCTTGAATATCAGTATCTTCAGGTAGAAGAGGTGCTGGTGGTTGAATTAAATTTCCATCCAAGCCACGATAAGGCTGGAATTCAGCTGGTCTTGTTCCATTATTATTGAAATTTACAAAACCATCACTTTTAATAGCCTTAATAGGTTTAAGAGTCGTGCCATTATTTACATAACCAGTATAAACTCCATTATTTATTTGAACCGAGCGGAATGGTAAATTATCACTAGAAACCATATCTAAACCATTAATTTGGTCTGTTATCAATTCTGCTAATTTATTTACATTATAAGTTCCAGCCTCTATTTCTATTTGTATTTCACACATAAGTGGAACAAAATATTGTAGTGCTTCTGCTACTGTTCCAACACCAGTTTCGTCCATTTCGCAAGGCATAACCATAGGCATAGCAATTTCAGTTCCACCTATACTTGCTTGACCATAGGGAAGAACGCCCCAAGGGGTTGTTCCACTTGTTGCTGTTGGGTCGCCGAATTGTGTTTCGGGATTGAAGAAAAAATTAGCAGGTTGTAGAACTTGCCAGTTAGTAAAAGTATCGTCAGTAGAAGGGTTTGCGATATTTAAACTAGGAGTAGGATATTGAATAGTAGTATCACTAGTATAATACTGAATAACTATTGTTTCATTTACAGTTTCTTCTATTGTTATACTAGTGCCTACTGTGCCCTGTTGATTGACTATAGATTGAAGGCATCTTATTTCAGTTCCAGTAGGTAATGGTATGGCTTCTGGTAATTCATAAGTCATTACATTATTTTCACTAGTTTGTAATTTACTATTCTTGGCATTTATATCTAGATAAAAAGTATTACTCATTTTCTATAATACAATAAAATATAAAAAAATAATCTACATATCGCTGATGACGACGCTTTGGGAGCCATTTGGCATTGTCTTAACATTTAATACCCTAGAAACACCTACGAAATAAGTACAGTCCATAGAGCCTGTTTCGTCTGGTGCCATTTCGAAGTTTCCAGAGGCGAACCAAGTTGAGGTAATTGCTCCGTGTGGCTTACGTTTGTAAGTAAGTCGAATAGGGTATTCACCGATGAATCGACCGCCACCACGTTTGACTGGCTCACCGTTTCTAAGGTCAAGCATAAGGGGCTTGTATTTACCCATAAGTCCCAACTGTGGAGGGGACAACATAGAGGCTTGTGTGGCTGGGTCATTACAGTATAATGGTTTGACAACCTGTAAGTCGCGTCCAAGAGTGTATGAAACGTTGTTATATTGTTCGACAACATTTTTGACGAAACCACTTGTGAATACATCGACACCATTTACATTAACCTGGTATTCTTCTAATGAAATACCATCGGCTCTCTGTCCTAGTAAAACCTTGTCATAGAAACTTGTAGCCCCTGAAATAGGAAGTTGTCTAGTTAATTGGACGTAATGAACTTCCATATTGACGGTATTGAGCCTATGTTCGGTAGTCTGTTCTGTGTTGGCTGTTCCAGCATCAATACGTTTTTTGATATTGAGTGGATTGACAAAGTCTATCATATAACCACCTTCTTTCATAGTTTCTTCTAATGTATCGTTTTGTATTCTAGAAGGAAGAACTAGGTAATCAACAAGCATCTGGACATCGCTAAATGTAATATCACCATCAGCAGCAGCGAGATATTCACCACCAGCGAAGTTTGTTTTTGAAATATCGTTGGCGAATTTACTAGCATCACTTTCAAATTCTACTGTAATGTGAATTTTGTATTGCTGGAATAAGAAAAGTGGGAGTTCCTTATCGTTTAACATAGGAAGAAGCATACCGAGTGGAATACCAACCTTTTCGTTAGCAGCTGCAGTGACTCCTAAACCGAAAGAATTGACCCCAACACCAGTTCCGTCATCACTCTGGCCGTAGTTAATACCTGAATTAGTATTATCTACTTCTACCTGACCTGTTAAGTCGCTAACCCCAGCACCAATACCACTTGAAACCTTGTATTTAAGTTGGTTATGAAGGTAATGTCCTAGTTTTTTAGTCTGGACGGCAGGTGGTAAATTGTAAAGCATGTTGGTTGTAGCCCAAGTGTTAATATCCTCAATTCTCTGGACCTGGAAATCGCCAATCTGTAATTCAATTGCTTTAATACAACCAAGACCACCATTCCAGCAGTTAAGTCGTCTAGCACCAGCGTTATCAATAGCAACAGGTTTGAAAAGAAGAAGTGAGTTCTTATCTAAGAAAGAACTAGCATCAATTCTAAACTGATAGCGGTAGGCACTAGATACGATGGGGTCTAGCAACTCGGTTCTTATATCCATAATTGACTCGCGGTCATCGACTGAATAATCGGTAAGTTCTTGGATTGACATTTTTGTTATAATACTCTATTATATTTTTATTTTGATAGTATTTTAAAATTGAATTTAAAAAATGAATTGAAATGAATGAATACTAGAGATGCCAAAAACTAAAGAAGAAAAGAAATTATATGCTCGAAACTATTATCATAAAAATAAAGAAAGGATATTGGTTCGTAGAAAAGAACTCTACAATTTAAATAATGTTAAAAAAATAAAAACACTTCTTCATTTTGAACTCTATAGATATTTTAAATATCATTCTATATAAATGCCTCTCACGTATAAGCAAAAATTTAATCGTAAGCACGGTTTTGAAAAAGACGCTAGTAATTCTATTAGAAAGATAGCAAAATTATCAGGAATTACCTATAGAAATGCACTAAAGATAGTTGAGAAAGGAAAGGGAGCATATTATAGTAATCCACAAAGCGTTCGACCTCAAGTTAAGTCAGCCCAACAGTGGGGCCTTGCCCGTTTGTATAGCGCTGTGGGTGGAGGAAAGGCAGCCAAGATAGATAAAGACTTATTAAAGTAATTTACTTAAAATAAAAATCTATAGATAGAATATAAATATAACAGCCCAGTATGTAATTTTTATAGAAACCGATTGTATTTGATTGTGGTAAGCCTACCTTCCTATTCATTATGTAATAAATAATAAACTTTCTCGTTTTTTCTCTACTTTCCCAAGATAGTAGAATATAAGAATTAAAGAATTTAAGAATTGAATTTTACATTTTATTCAAAAAATTGTGACCCCTATCTCTTTTTTTTTAACACGGGGCGTTAAAATTTTATGGAAGGGGGTGCGTCGCGTAGGATAAATTGTATTTGCGTTTCTTAATTTCTTTATTTCTTATATTTAGGTATTCATAAACTCTAGTATTCATTTATACTTCTTTTACTTTTCCGCATAAGGTGCACTTTTCTGTTTTGTATTCTTTTATTTTTTGTTTTATATAAATAAACCAACTATGGATATAGTCAGTCACAGCGGCACATATGTTTTTATCGATATTTGGCATTTAATTTATTATAATTTTATAAAGAAAACTAATTTATACACTATATTTAGAAATTATTATGGTTAAAGTTGGAAGATATGAATATAAAAAAAGCACTAAACCCTCGGCTAAATTAATGGTAGTAGTTGAAAAAGATGGAAAGAAAAGAACTATACATTTTGGAAGTAGAAAAATGGAACATTTCAAAGACAAGACTGGTATATGGAGTTCTAAAAACCACGGAGACCCAAAAAGAAGAAAGAGTTATTTAGCCAGAAGTGGTGGTATAAAAAACAAGGCAGGAAGGTTAACTAAAGACGACCCATTTAGTGCTAACTATCATGCTCGACGTGTGTTATGGTGATATTGTTAAAATACAAAAATAGTTTGGTTTTCTTGCTACATAATAGAATGAAAAAAATTTTAATTGTTAGAGAATTGATAAACGGTCTAGTTCGACTTGTAAAAGCGATTCGGTGTAAAATAGTTTGTTGTTGCGAAAGCGAGTGTGGGAAGCAAAATGAAATAGAAACAGAAGTTATACAAAGTCCTAGTATTAAAAGAGATGCTATAGAAATTTAAAAAAAATTAAGAAAAAATTGTGTTCTTAAAACTCGCTTCGCTCGTGGGCGACCTTCCTTAAGTAGTCTTAATTAAAATATATTTTTTATTAAATAGT